GCACACCGTCAAAACCGATCTTGAACAGCAGGCCAGGGCAGCGTAGCCTGCTCAACCAGTGATGCCTGCCGAGCAAATTTCAACAGGGATCGGGACATCCCCCTGGGAAAACGTGCCGGGTGTTTTATCCACCCGCGACAACGCCTTCGGATGCCTTCTGGGCGGACTGGCCGGAGAAGATGGTCCGGTCGTCCCGCCAGGGGGCAAATGGTCGGACGCTGGTTGCGTGTTTGGACCCGCGCGCACAGTCGCGTGGCGGGTTCTCGACGCCCCTGATGTCCGCATTCAAGAATAAAGGCACAACAAATCCTGCCCGCCCTGCAGGTTGTGATTGTTGTTTTCCTACACAGGGCAGGAGGTGAAACTAAAGAGACGTCGGTTGTCAGCCTCTGATGCGCGGATTGGTTACCGCATGACCGATATGCGTCTTGGGGCGAATCCCGCTCTAATAACGAGCATCGATCCGAACCGGATCGGCTTCAGGCGTCGACCGGGAGTACCCCTACCGTTGTTCCACCTCCAGCCCTGCATAGGCATCGACCAACTATGCCGCTGGTCGAATGATCATGGATCCTTGCTGGCGCTGGCGAGCAAACCTGTCGAAGCGGAAGAACCGGTCAAGGCCGACAGCCGCGTCAGCGGCAGCCCGCAGGGCTGGCCTTGACGGGGAATGCCGCTTCGACAGACGATTCGCCGTATTTCGTCAGCATGGACGGTGATCATGCCATAACCTTTGGCGGTGTTTCTCTGGCAATTGCCCAAAGGAACGCAGCCATTTCGCGTGCGATTGCCGTGGTCACCACCGTGGTCCGTTTGCCCTTGGCGGATAGCTTTCTGTGTCGAGCTGTGAGCCGGATTTGCGCCTTCCAGGCAATGTCCAATACCACCTTGCTTAATCCTTTGGTGCGATCCAACAGCGCCCTGCCAATCCGGGCACCGAATCTGTAGGTCCAGGCACCTTCAACAAGAACACGTCGAGCGCGTCGGTTTCCTGCCTTGGTGATGCTGCCACGCCTGATGGTATCACCGGTAGATCGCTCCGATGGAACCAAGCCCAGATAGCTCATCAGTTGTCTTGGGTGCTCGAAACGCCGGAGATCGCCGACCTCGGCGACAAAGGTAACGGCAGTAATGAAGCTGACGCCCCGCATCGCCTGCAACGCCTCGACCACCGGCGCCATGGACCAATCGGGTACAATTTCATCCAGGGCACATTCCAAACGGGCGAGGCGGTTCTGCGCATCGCTGATACCACTGAGCATTTCCTGCATAACCACACGTTGTGCAGGATGGTCGAAATTTTGTTGTGACAGCCAGCGGATGTGCCGACCTCTCCATGAGACTTTTCCGGTAAATATTCGGCCATGGCGCAGCAGAAAGGCACTGAGGAGTTGTCGTTTCCGCCGCAATTCCTCCATGACGGCTTCCCGCGAGCGGGTGAGGTCACGAATAGCTTCATGGACAGCGTCGGGGACCCAAGCTGCCGTCAATTCCCCGGCTCGCAGCAGCTTTGCCAGGGTTACGGCATCGCGGCGATTGGTCTTTACTCGATCACCGGGCCGTTTGGGAATCAATGAGGGAGCAACAACCATACACTGGTGGCCAAGATCGATGATCTGACGGTAAACGCCATAGCCGGTTGGCCCGGCTTCATAACAGAAGTGCAGTATCTCGTATTTTTCTCCGAGTTTGGCAGCCAGTTTCCTGGTTGCCTCCGGAGTATTTGGAATTTCCCCGATATACCGCACTTCAGCGTCTCGTTCGCCTTCGATGATTGCCACGGCATTTTTCATCTTCGAGGTATCGAACGCGACGAATGCTTCCTTACATCCGTTCATGGCTCGCTCCCTATGCAATGAGGCTCGGCTCGGGTCACCCGGGCAACCCTCGTATCCTCGGGCATATGGGGGCGAGTCGCCGGCTACCTGCTTGCGGACATAGGGTCTAATATTTCGGCCTGGCCCAACGACGCCGCCGTGTGTTCGTTATCGCAGGTGCTGGAGACCGGGCCGATCCCGTCCAAGTACTTCTTGAGCGCGAAGGCGTGCGCCGGGATCATCCGCCGCGCCGAGAAGCGGAACAAGCTGTTGCCCCCACGCTTGATGCTCGCGCTGGCCGCAGCGGCGAAACGTCTTTCGCCACCAGCGGTGGACTGATCGCCGAGGCGTTCGGCGGCAACAACACTTCCGGCCCCATCGAAATCGCCACGGCGCTCAACGCCTGTGCCTCGGCCAGCGGGCGGATGGATTTCGAGAGCGAGACCTTCGTCGCCACCACCTTGCGGGCACGCGATTTGTCGCGCGGCGTGGACAGCGACTGCACCGATACGCTGATCGCTCACACCCTGCGGGCCAAGGCGAACCTCGCCCACCGGCCCGACATCGTCACCCTGGTCACCCATTCCCTGCGCGGCGAGGGCTTCGACGCCTCGGAAGACGGCACCGGACGCGGCACGCCGCTGGTGCCGGTGGCGTTTCCCATTCTGGAAGCAGGTGCCCGCACGGGAATCAGCACCACGGATCCCCGTGCCGGGAGCGGCATCGGTGGTGACGGCGATCCCATGTTCACCTTGCAGGCGGGCAAACAGCACGCCGTGGCGTTTGCCCAGAACCAGCGGAACGAAGTCCGTACTTTGGATGTTGCCGGCGCCCTGGCGGCGGAGCCGGGCACCAAACAGCAGACCTATGTGGCGTTCGACGGCAAGGCTGCGACCCCGGTTGCTGCCGGAACCGTAGCACCGACATTACGGGCGATGAACGCCTTGGGCCGCGACAATGCCGGCGGCCAACTCGCGGTCCAAGAAGGCATGGCCGTTCGCCGCCTGACGCCTCGCGAATGCGAGCGGCTCCAGGGTTTCCCTGATGATTTCACCCTGATCCCCTGGCGACGGAAGACAGTCGAGAACTGTCCCGATGGCCCGCGCTACCGGGCGCTGGGCAATTCCATGGCCGTGCCGGTGATGGCGTGGCTGGGCCGACGCATCCAGGACGTTGGAAAACGATAATGACCCATCCGCTTCCCGACACGGTCGAGGCTTGGCCCATCGACCGGCTGATCCCCTATGGCCGCAATGCGCGGACCCATTCGGACAGCCAAGTGGCCCAGATCGCCGCCAGCATGGTCGAGTTCGGCTGGACCAACCCCGTGCTGGCCGACGGCCTGGGCAACGTCATCGCCGGGCATGGCCGACTGGCCGCCGCCAAGTCTCTGGGCCTGGACACGGTGCCGGTGGTGATCCTCGACCATATGACCGAGGCACAACGCCGCGCCTACATCCTGGCCGACAACAAGCTGGCCCTGAACGCCGGATGGGATGACGAGACCCTGGCGGCTGAACTGCATGCGCTGAATGCCGAGGGCTACGACCTCGACCTGATCGGCTTCTCGGAAGAGGAATTGGACGCCTTGATGGCCCCCCTCGACGACGAAGGCGAAGGCCAGGGCGACGGGGACGAAGACGAAATCCCCGAACCGCCCGCCGATCCGGTGACGCGGCCCGGCGATCTGTGGATCTTGGGCCGCCACCGCCTGCTGTGCGGCGACAGCACCATACTGACCGATGTGGAAAAGGTGCTGGACGGCACACCCGCCGATATGTGTTTTACCGACAGCCCCTACAATGTCGATTACGGTGCCCCCGGTAAGGGCGGCAAAGGCCGCCGCATCCTCAATGACGCCCTGGGCGGCGGATTCAAGCAGTTCCTGTATGATGTCTGCGTCAACATTCTAACCGTCACCAAGGGCGCGGTTTATATGTGCATGTCCTCGTCGGAACTGCACACCCTCCAGAGTGCATTCCTCGAAGCAGGCGGGCACTGGTCAACGTTCATCATCTGGGCCAAGAACACCTTCACCTTGGGGCGCTCGGATTACCAACGCCAGTACGAGCCGATTCTGTACGGCTGGAAAGAAGGCGGCGGTCATTACTGGTGCGGCGCCCGAGACCAGGGAGACGTCTGGCCGATCAACAAACCGGCCCGGAACGATCTCCATCCGACCATGAAGCCGGTGGAACTGGTGGCGCGGGCCATCGGCAATTCCTCGCGGGAGGGTGAGATCGTCCTCGACCCCTTCGGTGGTTCCGGAACCACCATGATCGCCTGTGAACGCACGGGTCGGCAGGCCAGATTGCTGGAACTCGATCCCAAATACGTCGATGTCATCGTGCTGCGCTGGCAGGAGGAAACGGGCAAGGCTGCCGTGCTGGATGGCGATGGACGGCCCTTTTCCGAATTGGCTGCAGAACGTAACGGCGGAGGCTGAACATGGATGATGCCTCCCTTTTCGATGCGGCAGGACTTCATCTTCCGCGGCGACGAAAGCAGCAGGCCGAACGGCGCTCCGGCCTCAATGTCAGTCGGGAACTGGAAATTGGGCGAGCCGCGGAACATCTGGTCTGTGCCGATCTTCTGCTCAATGGCTGGACGGCTTATGCTACAGATCAAGGTCTTCCCTACGACGTGATCGTCGATACCGGTGAGAAGCTGATTCGGGTTCAGGTGAAATCGACGCTCTGCCCGAAGAATCCTCAGCCGAGTTCCCGTAGCACGCCCGCTTATTTCTTTCACATTCGTCGCGCAGGAAAGAAGGGGCGGCGAAAATACCAAGACAATGAGTTCGATGTTTTCGCTCTGGTGGCTCTCGACCGACGGGCCGTCGCATATTTTGCCGTGGCTGACCTGCCCACCAGTTATGCCGTCCTGCGCATCCCTGGAGCGCGCTACGGTTCCAGCATGAAGACGATTCATGAATTTGATGGGGCTACGTTCGCGAACGCAGTGACCAAACTGGATGCGGAGATCGCCGCCGGGAAGGTGATCAGCGCCGGGTGATCCGGCGCAGGGAATGCTGGTACTTGGCGTCGGTGGGCTTCCAGTTCACCGGCTTGCACCCCAAGCGCAGGTCGCGCTCCCAGAACTCCAGGATCTGCTGGTTGGAATAGCCCTTGCCCCGGAAGTACTCGAAGTCGCTTTGCGACCACTGCGGATGGGCCTTCAGCGCTGCGGTGGGGCGGACGGTCAGGGCCATGTTACTTGGCCTCCCGCCCGGCGGCATAGGCGGCTTCCAGGGCGGCCTTGATCTGCCACACCGCCAGTTCGTGGAAGTCGAGGCGGTCGCTGTTGCGGGTCTCCAGGGTTTCCAGGTCCAGGATGGTGGCGGCGATGTTCGCCAGGGCTTCGTCGCGGGTTTGCATCGTTCGGCTCCTTCGTTGTGGTGGAGCCAGTAACGCTCTGTCCCGCAGGCTTATCAAGTCGATTAATCAATCAGTTTCAATGGATTAGATAAATGCACCAAAGCCCTCGCATGTCGCTGATAGAGGCTGCCGCCAATGTGGTCATCGGCTATGCCCTGGCGGTGGCGACGCAGGTGGTGGTGTTCCCGCTGTTCGGCATCCGCATCACCATTTCCGACGATCTGGCCATTGGTGCGGTCTTCGCCGCTGTGTCCCTGTTGCGGGGCTTCGTCCTACGGCGGGTGTTCGAGCGGATCCGGTAGGAGCTTGGATTCGGGCGCTGACGACCCTACTGTGCAGATCCGCACTTCGGAAAGGTTCTGTTAATCAATGCCGATTGATCCCGCCATCATCTCGCGCACTGCGGCCGAGCTGCTCCAGCGGCACGGCGGTCGCGCCACAACATTGGCGAAGGAAAAGGTAGACCGCGCGTCGAGAGCCGGGGATTACCCGGCTCTCGACCTTGCTCTCCTGGTGTTGACCG